GGAAACAAATGGCACCGCTGACATGGGACGAAGTTGGTGAGCGCCTCTACGAAGTTGGCGTAGACCATGGTGTCTTGTATCTTCCCGACAACGCTGGTGTTTACAACACTGGAGTTGCCTGGAATGGGCTCACCACTGTCACGGAATCACCTTCCGGGGCCGAGTCCAACCCGCAGTACGCGGACAACATCAAATACCTGAATCTGTACTCCGTCGAGGAGTTCGGCGGAACGATCGAGGCGTTCACATACCCCGACGAGTTCGCCGAGTGCGACGGTACATTTCAGGCTGCCGACGGCGTGGCTGTTGGCCAGCAGGCTCGAAAGCAGTTTGGCCTGTGCTATCGGACGAAGGTAGGCAACGACATCGATGGAGTTGATTTCGGTTATAAGCTGCATTTGGTTTATGGTTGTACAGCCGCTCCCTCGGAGAAGGCCTACGCGACCATCAACGATTCGCCGGAGGCAATTTCATTCAGCTGGGAGATTACAACCATTCCGGTTCCAGTCACCGACCACAAGCCGACCTCGCTGATCGTGGTCGACTCCACCGTGGTTGATCCAGGCGACCTCACTGCACTCGAGGCTCTGCTGTATGGTAACGGCGCAACTGAAGCAGCACTTCCGACTCCGGATGCTGTGATTGCGCTGTTTGCTGGGCCGTAAACTTACCCTCTCCCCTCTCCCCGCCCGACAGGAGGCCGGAGAATGCTTACGATTGTGGTTCCAGGTGTCGAAATGTTTGACGAGCACGGCCAGGAGTTCGTCACTCGCGATGATGTTACTTTGGAGCTAGAGCATTCTCTGGTCTCACTGTCAAAATGGGAGTCCAAATACGAGAAGCCTTTCTTGGGTAAGGACGAGAAGACGACGGAAGAAGTTTTGGACTACATCAAGTTCATGACTTTGACCCCAGATGTTCCAGAGGAAGTTTTCCTCAAACTCAACGAAGCCAACATCGAGGCGATTAACCAGCACATTGATGCCAAGATGACTGCCACTTGGTTCAATGAGCCTCCTGGCGCTCCGCAAAGCCGAGATGTGATTACTGCTGAGCTCATTTACTACTGGATGATCGCTTTCGAGATTCCATTCGAGTGTGAGACTTGGCATTTAAATCGTTTGTTCACTTTGATTCGAGTTTGCAACATCAAGCAGGCTAAGCCTAAGAAGATGAGTCGCGCTGACGTTGCTGCTCGGAACCGAGAACTCAATGCGCAACGCAGAAAACAACTCGGAACAAAGGGATGATATGGCCCGTCTTGAATGGGATCAAATCGGAGAACGAATTTACGAAACAGGCGTTGACCGCGGAGTTCTTTATCTTCACGATGGCCAAGTAGCTGCTTGGAACGGGCTCACTAGTGTAGAAGAATCTTCTGACACTGAAATTAAGTCTTACTTTCTCGACGGTGTAAAGTATTTGGAAGTTTTTACCCCGGGGGAATTTTCCGGGAAACTAAAAGCACTGACCTATCCTGAGATCTTCGACTCGATCAATGGAGTTGTCAGTCTTAACCCAGGCTTTTCGTATTACAATCAGCCCGCCAAGAGCTTTAATATGTCGTATCGAACTAAACGTGGTAACGATCTTGTGGGAATGGATTTTGGCTATAAGATTCACATTCTTTACAACGTATTTGCCAATCCAGATGCCAATGCCTATAACACAGTTGGTGAATCGGCAGATCCACTTGAGTTCAGTTGGACTCTAACGGGAACTCCGCCTGTAATCAAGGGTGTAGGAATTCGACCGACTGTTCATGTCTCTCTAGATTCAATCACAACCCCTCCCGAACTTCTCGCCTTCTTCGAGAGCTTGTTGTATGGGAGCGACACAAGCCAGCCGACTCTTCCTTCGCTAGATGATATTGCGCAATACTTTGGTTACGCTGGTGCGCTTATTATTGTTGATCATCGTGACGGTACCTGGTCGGCAATCGATGAATCAGATACTTATATCACTATGCTCGATGGTACAACGTTCCAGATCGACAATGCTGATGCGACATATTTGGATCCAGATACCTATGAAATTCAATCCACTAATCTCTGATTAGGGAGGTGAAATGACTACAGTCGTTACTGGTCTTACTGCGCAACGAATGCAGGAAATAGAAGCTGCTTCAGTCGTTGACGGCGATGTTGTTGCTGGTAATCTAATTCTTACCAAGCACGACGGATCCGAGATTAATGCAGGCAGTGTAGTTGGTCCTGCTGGGCCGACTGGTCCTCCTGGTGTGGGTCTCGTTGCGATGCCAGGTGAAGTTCGACTATGGCCTGGTGGCGCTCTCCCTGATTCAGTAAAATATGGTAATTGGGCTTGGGCCAACGGTGCTATCTATGATATTTCTGCCTATCCCGAGGCCGCGGCCAATATCGACGATTCCTGGAATACAGCCATGGGCCAGGCAAGTCCTGGCGCTGGTAAGTTCCGAGTTCCTGATCTACGAGGCGTTATTCCAGCAGGTATGGATGCGATGCCGGTTGGCTCTGCTCGTGCTAACAGAGTGACTCGAGCCACGGCAATTGTGCACGCTGGTAAAACGGGTGAAGAGACGCATGTGATGGTCTCGACCGAGATGCCGAAGCATACACACGTCTTTACCGGTAATGCTCTGGGTACGCACGGACATTCTTTTGCAGGTAATGCAATGCCAGGTCATGCTCATACCCTGCCTGGCGAATTCAAGGCTTCTTACGCAGCCAACTCGACCTCGATCGTTGTTACCGATCTTGACAATCGCACCGGCGCTTCGCCCGGAACTGCAATGAGTCCGGCGACAACCTCGGTCTCGGCTGGTACACCGTCAGGTTCGGTGTCAGCAGTTTCAGCCGGTACTCCTTCTGGTTCAAATGCCAACGCAGGAGGTAGCGCGGGAGATCCAGTCGGCTCTGGTACTGCACACGAGAATATGCCGCCAACGATCTTCGTGCCTTACATTGTAAAACTGGACGACTAAAATGAGATTCGAACTGTCAGGAAGTCTAGTTCGACCAGCACCACTAGTGATCAAATTCGATAGTAACCAAACGTTTAATGTTGATCAGTATCGTGATATGGGCTACACACATTTCGACGTGATTTGTATTGGTGCCGGAGGTGGAATGGGTGGAGGAATCGATACTGGAAATACGGGCACCTTGGTCAGAAATTATGGCGGCGCCGGTGGAGGCGGTGGTTTCCATCGAGTCCGAGGACTTCTCTCTGCGCTTCCGACGACGGTTCCTGTTGTCGTGGGAGCCGGAGGTAGTTTGGGAACTGAGCATGCATCCAACCCCGCTTCAACTACCGATGGTGGCGATGGTGGCGCTTCCTCCTTCAACGATCCTACTTGTCGCGCCTCAGGAGGTAAGGGTGGCAAGCGCGCTCAGTCCAATTCCCTAACAGTCACCACCCAAGCGAATGGAGGCGACGGTGGACTGGGAAACCGCACTGCAGCTGGGGGTGGAGCTGCCGGAGGACTTGCGGGAACACCTTCATCAACAGGCCCTGGTGTTGCAGGGTCAGCGGGAACAGATGGCACCATATTTTATGATCTACTCTATCAGACCATCGGACAGGGAGGAGGCGGCGGAGCTGGTGGTGTCGGTAAGTACGGATCGGGGGGAACTACTTGTAATGCAGCTACATCCGGCGGCCGAGGGTCGTATAATCCTGGAGACACACTTGTTTACGGTCCAGGAGGAAGTCCGTCCAATGATGCAGCTAGTGGATCACAAAACGTTGTTCCTGGGGGAGCCAGCGGAGCCAAAGCAGCGCCGCTAAACGGTCTTCCTTATGTGTTCGGGCAGTCTAAGAGTGCTCGAGCTGTTGGCGATCCAGGTACGGTGATTATTCGTCTTACCGCGGAGTAGCCTATGATTACCATCACGGAGAAAGGCTCGTTCAAGAATACAGAAAGATATTTGAGCAGACTCAGTAAACTTGAGCTTAGCCGAGTCTTGAACAAGTACGGGAACTTGGGAATGGTGGCGTTGTCCAATGCTACCCCAATCGAAAGTGGCGAAACAGCACAATCATGGTCCTACTCAATCGTTGCAAGATCAGGGTATTACTCCATTCGCTGGCATAACAGTCATGTCGAGGATGGAGTACCAATTGCCGTCATCCTTCAATACGGTCACGGTACTGGAACTGGAGGATACGTCCAGGGTCGAGATTACATCATGCCAGCAATGCGCCCTGTGTTTGATCAGATAGCCGAAGAAGCTTGGAGGGAGGTGAATAGAGTCTAGTGGCAACCATCGACGACAAAGTCGTTGCGATGAGTTTCGAGTCCGGTAAGTTTGAACAGGGTGTCAGTAGAGCTATTCGCGCCCTCGACAAGCTGAAAGGCTCGCTCAAGTTCGATGATGCTGGAAAAGGTATCAGCGCTGTCAGTCGAGCTCTTGGTCATCTTCAGCTAGGTAGAGTTGGTCAGGCAGTCGACCAGGTTAGCAACAAGCTTCGTACCTTTCACCTGGTGGCGATCGGCGTTCTAGCCAACATCTCTGCTCAGGCGGTGAGAGCTGGAGCTCGCTTTGTCAAAGCCTTAACCCTGGACCCGATTATTCAGGGTTACAAAGAGTACGAAACCAAACTGACGGCGATTCAGACAATTTTGTCTAATACCCAGGCCGCAGGCGTCAAACTGAAGGACGTTACATCGGCTCTTAACGAGCTCAACCACTATGCCGACAAGACGATTTACAATTTCTCTGAGATGACTCGGAATGTCGGTACCTTTACTGCAGCTGGTGTCGATCTTACTACCGCAGTTGCTTCGATCAAAGGTATCGCAAACCTAGCCGCAGTCTCAGGCTCAAATGCCGAACAAGCGTCGACCGCAATGTATCAGCTCTCCCAGGCAATCTCGGCTGGTACGGTCAAGCTACAGGACTGGAACTCAGTTGTCAATGCTGGTATGGGCGGCACCTTGTTCCAACGTGCTCTAGCGCAAACCGCTCAGCATATGGGTACTCTCAAAGAAGGTGCTGTCACCCTCAAGGGTGCTATGAAGAACGTCACCATCAATGGAGAGTCATTTAGACAGTCGCTGGCCTCGGCTGGACCGGGAAAGAAGTCTTGGCTCACCTCAAAGGTCTTGACGACTACGCTGAAGCAGCTTTCAGGGGATTTGACGGATGCCCAACTGAAAGCTATGGGCTATACGGACGCTCAGGTAAAGGCCCTGCAAGCGCAGGCCAAGATGGCCGTAAACGCGGCAACACAGGTCAAGACCCTTTCCCAGTTAATCGACACGACTAAGGAAGCGGTCGGTTCCGGTTGGGCTCAGACCTGGGA